CTTTTCTTAATACAGAACAAACGATGTTTATCTTCATCCAGATCCTATGGCTGGCTGTAAAAGTCTTGAGCTTTTTCAGCAAGGCAAAGCGAGTGTGGTGGCTTAGTGGTCAGGGCTACTTCTTAATTGAAGCTGCCATGTCAACTGAAGCCCAGGTGGGATTCATCATCTCCGCGACGATCTTCAACTTCTACTTCCTAAAAGGCTGGTTCAGGGCATACCATTTGATAGTAAGCACTGAACACATTCCAGTCCCCAGCATGTTCATGCGCTGGTATGTCTGGAATGCTCAGGTGGTAGGATGGGCTATGGTCGGAGCGGGACGATGCATATATACGTGTTTTGGATTAAGGAAACTCAGTACCTTGGATTTTTCGTGGTGGGAATCAAAGTGGGTGCAAAGGAAGAAAACCCTACGCAACCTTTTGGTTCCAAACGAGCGCAAAATCAAGGTGTTCCCGTGCCACAGTGGGCACACTCACCCCCGTTCGGCTGAATTTCGATCATCAGCCAACGAATTTCTAATCAACACCGTGGAAACGGCAGGTTACAAACCATACGTGGTTTCTAACTCTAGCAAGGACCGTGGTGATGGCTGTAGACTCTACTACGGAGAGAAGGACTACGGCATAGACTATAAGTGCGATAAGGTCATGGACGACCATGCCTTCGTATTTACAGACGTTGATTACTACGCGGACATGCCGCGATGGATGAGCCACTGGAAACCAATCCTGATGTATACGCTAGTGCCAACATCGCTATCTCATTCTAGTGATGAGTTTTCTTATTACATAGATGATGACAGCAAACTAACGTATCACGTCCGGGGCGGAGCGCAATACTCTCACAAGATCTGGGGGTATAGAGGGGACACCGTGTCAGTAGTGGACACCTTTGGAGGAATTTGTATCTTTGATGTGGAACAGCGAGAAGTGGAGGGAGATCCCCACCACCGCTTGATCTGGCTCCTTCCCAAAGCGCGGATTCCCTTCATTGGCTGGGTGTTGAGGTCTGATTTTAGCATGTTTACCTGGCTGGAACGATTGAATGTCACAAGTGGCAGCATTGCATATTTATGGGATGCGGTCACGGATAGGCTTTCAGTGCGACCAGCAGGCGAGCGGTATGCCGTTGAAATGAGTGGGAGACTATTCAAATCAATGAAGTTAAGACTTGACAACAAACAAACGCCCATTTTCACTTCGGACATCGAGCGCATGCTGACCGCGTCAGGGATGGAATCAAAGGAAGCGGTGGCTTCGGCCCCCCTCCTGCTTAACTGCTGGAACTTTGAGGACATGCCAGGCAACGTGATAGCAACTGGTAAATTCGCTGTCAACTTCGAGGCTTTGCCCCGTAAAGGGAACTTAGCAACGGAGGACCAAAAACATGTCGGACAAGCAATTACCACGCCATTGGTTAACCTACCAGCGATGTTTGCTGCGAAAGGCGTAAATGCTGATCGTAACTGCATTGAGGGCAGAGTTGATAAACCACGAAACAACACCGATCCACCAAAGAAATACTATGACTACGCGCGAGAGTTCGTTAACCTCGTGGTACCAAAGTATGCGAGAGGTACTGGGGGACCTATAGACGCAGCACAAGTTGCGGCTCGGCAAACTGGAAAACTGCAACAACAAAGGTTTAAACAGGTA